TTCATTAAACAATGCTCTAAAATGTCCACTATGAGCAGCGGCAGTTGGATATTCTTTAATAATTAATTTACCACCAGTCTTCTTTCTTATCTTATCTATCTTATTATCATATAAATCTTTTGGCATTGTATGTAAATCGTCCATAGTTACATCTAATAAGTTTGCGTCAATTCTTTCAGCAATTCTTTCTTCTGCCATTTCTAAAGTGATATACAATACATTTAAACCTTGTGCCAAATAAGCACTTGCACAATGACACATAAACAAAGACTTACCTACACCTGTACCTGCCAATGCAATATTCAAAGTCTTACTTGGAACACCACCCTTGGTTGCTCTATTCATATAATCTAAATCAAATTGATATTTTGTTTCTTTAGTATGATACCATTTAAATCTTCTATCAGCGTCATCTATATAATCGTGACCAATATGTTGGTCAAATGATACTGCTAATGCGTCTGCTAGTATGCCTGGTATCGCTTCTGGCGTTCTCTTGCTATCTTTCTTATCTAATATTCTAATACCATCTAGTACAGCATTATGTACTGCTTTATCTTTACAAAATCTTTCAGTTGTATCTAATAACCATTGTGGATCGGAATCTAATTTACCTATAGAATTAACATAATCGTTTAATTGAATATGTTCCTCTTCATTAATATCTTTTCTTTGTCCTACTTCTATTAAGATTGATTCTTTTGTTGGAAGATTATTATATTTCTCTACAAATTTATATATTTCTGTAAATAAAATCTTTTCAATTCTTAAACCAAAGTAATCTTCTTTTAAGAAAGGTAATACTTTTCTAGCATACTCTTCTTGATAGAAGAGATTATTTAATATAGTTGTTTCTAATCTTTCGCTCATACGTAATGCAAATAACTTCCTATTATATATTTAGGTTCTTTTATTGGTTTATGTCCTATATGTTTATAAGTCCACAAAGGTGGAAACATTAATAATCTACCTGCTTTTGGTTTAACTTTCATATCATATTCAGGAAAAGAAGTATGACCTTCTATATTATCTTTTAAATATAAAAAGAGTACAAGAAATCTTTTTGCACTTGCATAATCCATAACATCAACGTGTTCTTGAAATTCATCTTCCTTATTAACTTCATATTTCTTAAAACGTATTTGTTCAAAACCAAATTTATTCGGCCATTGTTTTAATCTATCTATATTATTATCTTCAATATACTTTTCAACATATGGTCTCAATACTTTATATACTATGTCCACATATTCTTGCCAATCTGAATGTAAATTTATATTAACTTCTGTAAAAGACCTATGACCTTTTAATTGTGTTTTAGTCCATTGATGTTTTGAATCTTCAAACTTATCAACCAAGTGTTGACATTGATTTGGTTCTAATACATCATCATAAACATTAATATAATTTTTATTTTCCACTTTTTATTTTCTCATCTAATAATTCTATCAATAGGTCACCAATATAATCTATAAATTCTTTATTGTCAAGTGTATCCATATCATTGGGATTTTTTATTACTGTATAATCAAACTTCATAGGCAAAGTTCCATCTGGATTCTCATCTTTTCCAAACCCAACCTTGCCGTAATGGAAGATTATATCTTTATATTTACCTTCTGTTATTTTGATACAAGAGAAATCATCTTTATCTCTTTGTACAAATACGTAAGGTTTATTCTTCGTCTGATCCGTAGGTAAATTTATGTCTTGCGTGTTCATCTATCTTATCTAATACTTCCTTTGTAAAATACTTATCTGGATTATCATTAACTTGTTTACCAAATACTTTAGAACCATCTGGCATTTCATATCTTGTTGATACTTTCTTAAAGATACCTGCCTCTTCTCCTAGTTCTAATAGTCCATAATGCTTATCCAAACCGTGTTTATAAGTTAACTTAACATCCACTTTAGCATTTTCTTTAGTAATTCTTGATTTATATATTTTACAATGAATAATATTTCCAATAACCTCGGTACCCAATTTCTCTTTTCGTTTACCAAGATAGATGATTGTTGAAGCAGCGTATTTCAATCCTGAACCGCCACCCATTTCTTTTTGTGGGAACATTGAACCAATAACATCATACGTATGATTGGTCATTAACAAAGGAACATTTGCTTGTCCTAGTTTAAGTGTTAAAACTCTAAATGTAGATTTGACAATTTGTGACCTTGTCATATCTCTTGTTTCTTTACCTTCTGCTGTGTCTGCCATTTCTTTTGTAGTAGATAGCATTCCTAAACTATCTAACACAAACATTAAAGGTTGTCTATCTTTTTCTTCTTGTTCTAAATATTTGTCTACTATTTTAATTGCCTGTGCTCTAAATTCTTGTACTGTTGATACTGGTACTACTACAACTCTTTTACTATCAACACCTCTTGACTCTATCATATCTTTTGATACTGCATTTTCTGATTCAAACAGAACAACGCCTGCGTCTTTGTCTTTATCTAAAAATCGTTTGAGAATACCTAATGCGAAAAATGTTTTACCAGTTGCTGCCTCACCTGCAATTGCTGTAATTCTATTGCCTGGCAACCCACCATAAATTGAACCTGATAAAAGAGCATTAAAAGAATAAGAACCTGTATCTATAAATGAAGTTACATCACCTGCTGTGATTCCTTCACTTGCTAAACTAGCAAATTCATTTCCTGTTTCTTTAATTATTTCTTTTAGAAAGTCTTTCATATTCGTCCCACTCTTTTTCTGTATAACTTATTATATACCATTTGATGTTGTTAATATAACATAATTCCTTCACCGAGTCAAGTTCGGTTGGTAGAAAATTTGTGCTAATGTAATCATTATATCTTTTATATACTGTTATTCTCACGATACTTTTTCCATCCTAAAGGTATATACCATAGTATAATAACTATCGGTATGGAAATAGCAACCCAAAAATGTTTTGCTTTTTCAAAATAAACCATCATACCAATAATACTTCCTATATCTACAACACTATGTATGGCAATCCACCAACCATAGGTTATCTTTTCAATAATTTTTTCTCGTAAGTTTCTTAAATAGGAACAGTAATGCCTTGACATAGTAAAACCATCATTGAGTATGAATATAACCAAAAATAAATAAAAGTAATCCATATTATTATTTATATAAACGCCTCTAACGTCCCTACTCTTGCGTGTTTAAATAAGTCTATCTTCTCTCCAAAACACCAAATATTCTCAATATAAGTCATTGCCATAAAGACATTCAACTCTTCTTTTGTTTTAAACTTTTTAGTACCTTGTGGTCTTTGCCTAATCCTCATACCAATTTGACCTAAAAACTTATCTTTAAATCTATCAACTAGTTCATCACTTGACCTATATCTAGTACCCTTAATCTTTGGATCCATAATATTAACAAACATAAATTTTGATTTACTCATTGTCTTTTCTGCAACTGGAAGATAAAAACTATCTCTCCATTTATCATACTCATTAAACTTATGCCAAGATTGTAGTTCTTCTTTCTCACCGCCTTTATTATATTGTTCAGTACTAAAATAAGGTGGACTTGTAAACGCACAATCTATATCTGGTAGTTCATTATAAGGTAAATCTTCTGCACCACAATTCCATATCTTAACAGTTTTGTTTTTAAAGAATTTACTATACTCTTCTATTTGTTTTTGATAATTCTTATACGTATTTGGATTAGGGTCGCAACCATAATAATGTGTTGCCTTACTAGCAAAGAAACCAGCTAGTCTATCTCCCCAACCACAACTCGTATCTAATACTGTTTCTGCATTGGTCATATCGTATATTGTTTTTGCAACAACTGGTTTAAATTGTGTTGCAACATATGTACCTAATCTTATTGCTTCTCTATAACTACCTGGTGATAAATCTTTGGTACTATTCACACCTCTCCATAATGCACCTAAACATTTCCATATATCTTTTGCATTACCATTTTTAAAAACTTCAATTGGTGCTCTAAAACTATAACTTGAACAATTTAATCTTAACTCTTGATGAAAATAATTACTACACTTATTATATATTGATGGAGCGTCAATTAGTCCTAGACCATATTTTGAATAAGGATACTTATAGTCATCATACTTTTCAAATATATCTTTATGACTTTGTTCATTAGGTGTACAAAGTTTGCTAGTATCAAACTTACTTAATTTTATTATATTATCTTTCATAACATCATATGAAATTTTATTTAAAGGAAATTCTGGTCTATGTTCAGCAATATATTCTGCTAATAGTTCTCTAAATTTTTCTTTACCTATTTCATCTGTCCAATTTTTAAATTGAATAGAGTCCATAATAGGCAATCTATTTTCGTCTGCGAATTGTTTAAGGTCTAGGTTTTTCATTGTTCCACATTAATAATAAACATACAGGTATTGCATAAATTAACAATACAAATAACATTGATAATAAAATCGTCATACAAAAAACGGATTCACTTTCTTTAATCTCTTCTCTATGTCTTTAAAATAATTCTTTTCTCTTTCTATCAAGTAATACTTACGACCTTCTAATAACGCCGCTTCTCCAGTAGTACCTGTACCTGCAAATGGATCCAATACTGTTCCATCTTTAGGTGTAACTAACTTAACAAGATATCTCATTAACTCTAATGGTTTAACTGTAGGGTGTTCTGTATCTTCTTTTTCTTTTTTACTTGCCTTGGCACAATAAAAATACTTCACCCATTCTTCATAATATGATCCATCGTGTATAACATTAGCAGGATATCTTCCTTTTATTTTTTCTCCTGTACCTGTTTTCTTTAAACCTAATTTATAAATTGCTTCTTTATGTTTTTTAGGGTCTCTTCTGTTTTTAGTTGTGTCCCACTCGTATCCAGGCACTCTACTCTCTTCTATGTTTAAATTTTTATTAACTCCTTTACGTGCCATTACAATAGGTTCGTGACCAGGTTTTAAATAATTTTTTCTTTTAGGAAATCCACTACCATATATCCAATTAATCATATCAAATATTTCAAACCCAGCGTCTTCTACTGCAACTGCCATTCTATGATAGTTTCTAGTGGCAGCAAATGATAAGAGTACTGCACCTGGTTTCATAACTCTTAATACTTCTTTCCAAAAATCTTTATTAAATGCTATATCACCACCGTCCCAAGTCTGTCCCATAAATCCTTTTGCCGCTCTATGATAAGGACCATTACGTCCAGCTTTCTCATCTTTATTATTAATTCCTTTTTGACCTGGTCCAAATCGTTTAAGTATAGACGCCAAGTGATATGGTGGATCAGTTACACACGAATCAAATCTATTGTCTTCAAGTGTTTTTAAATGTTTTAAACTTTCTTCGTTAACTAACATACGCCGTCCATATAAATTTTATTATTATTAACAAGATACAAAATTGTACAAAAGTTATATTAGTCATAGCAAAAAAACCTCCAAACAATACAGCAAAGAACATTATTAAGTTCATCATCCTAAAAACGCTTCCAGACTTGCTTTCTTTTCGTGTTCCCAACCTATTGAATTCAATATAAATCTCATAGGGTCTAGGAAAGTTTTCTCAAACTGTACTTCATAATCAATATACTCTTGTAGATTAAACTCTTTTGGTAGTTTAGTTATATAACTAATCACATCAAACTTAAATGGATTTGCTTGTAGTAATTTAATAAACTTAATCTTATCTCCTTCTTGTATATAAGGATACTTATTCTGCAATCCAAATTCTTTTATTTGATGATTATAAATCAAAGAACCTTTAACGTGTATTGGTGTACCTTTGATAAACACATCTTTACTACTAGCATATTTTCTCATATTATTACAAGACCTTGGAAATGATATCTGCTCAGCAGACATACTCATAAATTCTTTTTTGAAACCTGCAATGAAAGTATGTAAATCAGATTGTTCTTTTGACATAATTATTTTAATTGCTTCTTTAATCTTACCTCGGCATACTTGTGGAGTTGAAGATTTAATTGCCTCTACACCCATAATCTTTAGTTTAGGTTCAGACAATCTTACATCTTCCTCATCTAATACATTTAACATATATCTTTTTTTCGCAACCCATATACCTTTGTTCGCAATAACTTCACGTGCCATAACCATTGCGTTCTTAAATGCGTTAGTATAATCTGCAATGTCTTCAAATTGTTTTGCAATAAAAGGTTCTAATTTGTTATCACATACCTTAGCAATAAAATCACATACTTGTTGGTCTGTTTTATCTTTACAAGTCTTCTCTACAAGTTTATCAAACGATACATAAATTGAATCTGTATCAGACGCTAATATATAATCTACTTCGTTGTGTGTTTGTAATATTTGATTTAGATATTCATTTACTTTTTGTTCTATATTTCTTATAATATATTGACCTGCTGTAGTTACAGCACTTGCTTGTGCTATATCATAGTATCTAAAGTATTGATTACCTATTGCACCATAACAACTATTCAACGCAATCTTTCTTGCCCATTGTACGTTATGACATCTAGCAATTTCTTTTTTTAAATCGTTTGTTGGATTCTTTTGATATTCTTTTTGTGCTTTTAACTCACGTTTCTTATATATCACACGGTCTTTATAAATCTTTTCAATCATTTCAGGTAAGAACCCTTGACTATCTCTTTTAAACATTGCACCGTTAGGTGTTATACAAGCACCTTCTGTTTTTAAATAATCTAGGGGTGTCTTCTTACTCAACATTTTATTCACAGAAACACCAGATGGTTTAACACCTAATATTTTTTCGGGAGAAATATTATATTGTACAATAATATGTGGATAAAGAGAGTTGATATCAAAAGACACCACCCATTTTTGCATACCTAATCTAGGTT